AACTCTATTACAATCACTAGAACGGAACTTTAGTAAGATTTTCATTAAACCAGTTAGGTTTGTACTAGTTTGACTGAATAAATCTGATCTTAACTCAAATATACCACTTCCTTTCTCCCACTCAGTTATAATATTGTATCCATTAGTAGTTTTTACCTTATCTTTTACAGTAGTTACTACATCACTCAAATTTTTAACAATTTTAGTAGATTCATCAACTATACTCTTAATAACAGCGTCAACTGTATGTTTTACTAATTCTTCTTTTGTCTGCATGTTACCTAAACATACAGAAATGTAATTTGTGACTACATCTAATGGTTCTTTCTTGTAAGTGTCAATATTAGCGTCTATTAGACATAATGACTTTAATATAGTCTCTGCTGCTTCGTGTATTGAGTTATATGATGCAAATGGTATTCCAGTAGCATCTGACTGTAACGCTTCTACCTGCAAACTAGTTGCTAACGTAGATGTTGCTTGTCTCATAGCAGAAATGACTTGAGAATATATAACTGTCAAGAAATTATCTATTTTTACTGTTAAATCTTCTGTTTTTACATATTTACCGACAACTATGTCCAAATACTTGCCATCTGTAATTTTTACCAAACTAGAGGTAGTATGTGCTAAATCCTCTACTAGATAAGACATTTTATACTCTAAACTCTTCCAAGCACCTCCTACACCGTTAGCAGTAGGAAATGGCATTGTAGGGTCTAATGGTTTTATTGGATTATATGAACTACCGTGAATATCAATACCTATGTTTTTTGGTGATCCATCACCACCTGATTCTGTAGTAGTTTGACCAGGATATGCAACACTATTATGTGTACTCTGTCTTAATGGTTGTATTGGTTTATTAGTGTTTTTCTCTGCAGGATGAACAGCAGATGAATTAGGTGCTGTTCCAAACTCAGGAATTTGGTCTGTAAAGGCAAGTGACTGTGTTTTACGTGTATCTTCAGATTTCTTGACTCTCATAACACCAATAACTATTGGCATTTGAGCAGTTTCACCATCCATAAAGAAACCCATGACAATAGCACCAGTTTGCAACTGTCCTGTAGATTCTCCTTGTCCATCATTACCTGCCTGAGAGGTATGTTGTAATACCGTTGCCCAAGGTAAAGCACTAGTTGGAAGGTCTGCAATAGTTGCTCCTTGTAGATTGGTGTAATAACCAAGAACACGAACTTTTACACGACCCAATTCCATCGGATCTTCGTTATCCTCAACTTCACCAACCCACCAAAAGAAACCGTCCTTTCCGACAAACCCTGATGTATTCTCGTTCTGTATACCGTCAACTAGCTTCATTTTTAAGCAGTTTTTTAGTTATTTATTCCTGTAACGCTCCTCCCTTCCTCCAAGGCTTAGTCTGATACATCACATCAGATTTTACCACCAATTCTGTATAATACTCCATTTTATCAGGATGTACAGATGCGGGGTTTTCGCTAATTGCTTGTTTTAGGGCAACCATCTCAATCCACTCTTCATCGGATAATTCCGAATTAGCCACAGTCTGATTCTGATAAGAATAGGTTTTTTCGATAATGATTCTTTTAGCGTCAGACATGTGATCGGAGTAAAACTTTAAGGGTTGCTCATGCATTCCTGTGTCTCCACTCATGTCATTAATTTGATTTACTTTTCTATTTTATCTTGAAATACACACAAACGCGAGTGTCTTAAGGTTTTCTTCAGTTTTTTGTAATATAAAAAACCTTACACGCGAAAAAATTTGGCGAATTTTTTTTCGACTTATATGGGAATCAAAGGTCGAATTATATACGGACGAACTTATACATTTCTTCGCTACCCCATACCATCTTGCCCTGTTGATTCAATCCCTTGTCTCTTGACAATAACTTTTCTCCGTAGAGATATATTTCTGACACAACCCTGTACCCCTTCTCTCCTCGACATTTATCGCTGTCTAATTTTCCACTCCAATGTTCAGATTCAAATCTAAAATGCATATCACATTCTTCATGTCGAGAACCATCTAGTCTATAGTTCTGCATGATGACATAATTATCTGATACTATTTCTATCTTGTGTTTCTTATTACGATATGGTTTGTGAGGACCATCTACTCTGTAAAAATTCAAAGAGGTATACCAATCTCCTTCCTTTGCCCAGATCACCTCTGTCTGGGCAACTTTATGGGGATTAGATTGTGCTTGTGACCTATTAGTCCAATGTCCTAACAGATATTCATCAAAAATCATTACAAACTAAAGAACTAGTCGTCGTAAACACGACACTCAAATGCGTCTGGATGATTGTCACAGTAAATTTCTAGATGCTTGTCTTCATGTCTAGTGTGCCAATCATTAATCCTTCCTTCATTAGGATCTATCACATCATCTTTATGATAGTTTGCATAGTCTGCATGAACACTTTCTAGTTCAGACTTCGTATACTCTAACATACCATGATTAATATGCTCCTTACCATCTTTAGGATCAAGGTAGACTTCATGGTCAAGGTCGTGAGTTCTCTTCGCTTGAGGATTTTCTCCGATACCTTTAAATTCGGTTTCAATCATAGATAACTCCGTTACTATACTATTATTTATCTTAACACAGAGTCCTTAAGTAAGTCTAGCTCGGTGTAGAGAACTGTACCTGTTGTGTTATGAGTCACTGACGATATCAAATATCTACCACTATATTTCCTGTCTAATGGTGTTTGTCTACCAGATTTAAAGTTAGCAGGTATGATGACATCTATTCCACCACCTGCATACAAGTCTAGGTTACCAGGTATTGTAATCTTTAACTGTATATTTTTTAATGACTCCAGTCTCATGAACTGATATGCCTGTAAGTCTATCAACTCTTGATAGTTTGCTTGAGGATTGTTTATAAACTTAGGATCGAATGTTTGATTTGGTAAAAATGAATACCTAATTCTTCTCGGTTTCGACACCATCTTATGCACTGATGGATCTAGTTGAGTCAATGGGTTTACAGTTTTCTTACCATCTAAGTGTGACATCTTATCCCATGTCTCATCTAATTCATAGTGAGGATCATCTGTAGTCAACTCTGTACTAGAACCCATCTTAGATGACCCTAGAGTTACAGGATCAAATCCAACTGAGAAACCAGAGAAACTACCATCCCTCATCAGTTCTAAGAGATGCTTCTCTCTTGGGAATGTAATACCAGAGATAGTAAAGGCATCAGCACCAGTGTTATCAACTTTCTTAGGACTGTAGTGATACTTGTAGCATCTTGGTTTACCTGTAATTTTATTAGTCTGCTTATCAAATGTCTGATCATTAATATCATCAATCAAACCATCAACGGATCTAAAATGATAACCTAAAGCATTCTCATAGAATAAGAATCCATTTTGTAATACTCCACCCTTTCTAGACTTTCGTACACTCCTCTGTGCCAACCAATAGATTGTATCCATAGGTCTCCAGTTAGGTGCAGTAAACTTTTGATTATTAATAGTATCCTCAGTAAATACCTTCTTTGAGGTGTTGAGATATCTTCTTTCCTTTAATAGTTTCTCTACTATAAAACTTGCTTCTGGATTTTGGAATATTACTTCTGATTGACCAAAGACACTAACAGACTCGTTAGTTATAAACTCTGTAGAACATGCCTCCACTAGGAATGCATCATTAGAATTGTTAGTCCTAGAACGTGAGTGAACACAGTATATTCTAAAGTTATATGTCCTGTCAACAATAGAGGATGTGATTTGTAGTTTCAATTCCTCATGTCCTGTCATCATGTTGATGATACCTGCAGCATCCTCAAAGACAAACTGTGCTTCTATAGTAGACCTATCAATTCTCTCACGAATTTCAAATCCTCTACAGAAATTGTACAAGTTAAAAGCACCCTCTGAATTTGATAGACGTTCTCCATCTCTATACAGACTTAAACGATATTCAATTTCTCCTACATTACTTCTACTAATTGGCATGATTAGGCAAACTTAGCGACACTGAAATTACTTTGTAAGTTGGCAGCATTTAATGCTGCCTTGGAACCCATTAGACCTCGCATTCCTCCACCACCTGACTTCAACCTTTCAACTGCGGATGCTGCAGCTGCAACGTTTGCTCTTACTGATGCGTTATGTGCTTCAACAGCAGCCATAGTTTCAGCAACAAGTCTCCTTGTTCTCTCTGTGATCTGCTCTCTTGCGTATGATCTATCACTATATACCTTCTTAAGAGCATACGCTTCTTGTCTTTCTTGAGATTGATTATTACCCTGTTTCTGTTGTCCACCAGAGGGTGTGCCTAATATACTACCTGATGATGCATTACCTGATGATGCACCAGTCTGACCACCACCATAGTTAGTGCTAGATTGGAAAGCACTACCTCTTTTATTCTTTTGATATGCTTTAGTAGAAGTTTCCTTTGTGCTAGGGAACATTGGGTTCTCCCCATTTGCTACACCTAAATCAGTGTTCTTCATGTAATCATTGAAGAACTTATTACCCTCAGTACTAAAGACAGTCTCTCCAAATTTTATTTGTGATGAGTCGTCACCCTTATTGTATATTCCAGTGTTCTTAAACGTTGTAGAGTTCAACAGTGCCATTGTTTGAGGCTCAGAGTATCCTGCTCCTCCTAACATAGAGGTCATCCAGTTAGTATCACTTGATTTAAAGATCGCTGCTGATGCTTTATTAGATAGAGAAGGTGATAGTTGAGCGTCTGGATTGAATGAACCTTGAATCTTACTAAGGATATCACCCATAGTTTGTGCACCACCGAAGTTAGCACCTGCTCCTTGATCAATTACACCTGCCTGATTCATTATGGATCTAGCCATAATTGCCATCTGTT